CTCTGTGATATCGATGATATGAAGATAATTCGTATTGTATTCATTACTGGCCAAATACTCAGGATCGTACACGAGCTTGATACGACCCTTGTGGAAATTACTCTTAACCACTTGGAACCGGAAGGTCATAGACCCAGACCAAAATTCAAAGGGCAAAGCTGCTGCTGCACAAGCAGGTAAATGGTACGCCTTACCAGGACCTGTTCCAGATTCCTTCCAAAGGACTGGACTTACTCGGCAATTCCACAACAGCGTTTCAGGAGCGTCTCCTACTCCCCACGTAAAAGAGGTTAACCAAGACTCACGCGAGGCTATGGACTTGATTGATAAAGGATCCTCGGACCCAACTCCTGCTATACGAGTATCGAGCGTCAACTCTTGCTTGTCATCTACCGTCAACTTCTCACACCCATCTGGGGTAGTCGTTGTGGCAAGACTGGATATTGCAAAAGGCTTAAAAGGCTCAGGGTCCACTGTTACGGTGGGCCTAGAATAACCAAATAGCTTAGCAATTCCTGCAGTTGTATTAGCTGCCATCTCAGTAGCAGTTGCAAAAGGAGTAAGGAATGGTACAGCCTTCAGAGCTCCGGCAACCTTCGCCACAGCTGTAGCAGGACCGGAAATCATTCCTGAGGCATTCGCTTCCTGTGTCTCATTAGGCTGAGACATGCCTGGGGCCACCTTCTTCTTAGGCCCCTTAGCTCCAGTTGTAGTAGTAGTCTGCTTCTTCTTCTTAGGCTTTGGCTTCTCACCAGCTTGTGGGTCAAGTGTGTTTTGTTCACGAGACGTAAGCACGGAGAAAGAAACATCTTCTGCCCAAGCAAAAACGGAGACGGTAACGGGGTTAGTCGCACCGTTGGCATGCTTGAGTTCATTAACCTCCCTCAAATACAATAAACCCATATCCCGCCACTCAGAGCCGGGAATATTTAGGTAATTCTTGTGAAAAAAGAAAGGTAATTCGATCTCTCCACCCTGTGAGGATGTCGGATCAATGAAGATGTGCGGCAATTGTGATGCACGAACTATATCAGCACGTATCAGTGAAGTCACGGGACTTGTTTGATTATACGCCTCCAATGGTTCATATGCAGCAATAGCACGACCATAATGAAACTGAGTTCCATTTACTACTATCTTCAAACGCATCTTACATCGCAACAGCTTATAGTTAGCTATACGATTAGCAACACGCGGGTTTTCCCAATATGTCCGCCATGGATCGAGCACTTCTCCAAAGGTGGATGTTGTAGTCCATTGGTAAGATGCTACCTTGAGAGGACGCGAGAAGAAATTTTGTAGACTCGCATCATCAGAATCCTGGAGTGTACGAGTGGGATCGACATAGTCTTCCACATTATATTCGTACCCAGGGTCAGCATCTGTAAATTCAACGTTCTCTTCCTGCTTATAGGGAGCACTCTGAGTAACGTCAATTTCTCCAGATTGGTTTTGCAACATTGGGGTTTCGACCGAGAAATCCATCTCTTCCGCTTGTAGGTCATGCGGTTCTCGTTGGTGATAATGATTTACATAAGTTTTATTATTACAGTTACCAGGCGATATTTATACACTTGGGGGTTCCTCCGCCTAGAGTACACCCTTGCATCAAAATTGTTTGCTGGACGAGGGCTACGCGATTACCACGCACAAATCCTATACATGTGCAAAGCCTAACTAAATATATACAAAAATGAAAACATATACAAAATTGGTATCCATATACACACAGATGTTTTTGCTTTATACACTGCCGAGTACATCAACTCGTCAGGGACACTTTAGC